TAAAAAGTAAAAATAATACTTGACTTTTTAACAAAAGTATGGTATAATCTAACTTGTATCTTAAACTAATTAAGGGAATACATAAGATGACTAAAGAACTTGAAGTTTACTTTGCTAACTACTTTGAGATGTTTCGTTCAGAAGGTTGGAAACAACTTCTTACTGATCTAAACCAAAATGTAGCGCAGATAAACTCAGTTGAACAAACAACAGATAATGAGAACTTGCACTTCCGTAAAGGACAACTTGCAATACTTGCTACTCTGTTTAACCTAGAAACTCAAATTAACAATGCTGAGAAAGAAGCTAAAGAAGAACCACAAGAAGAACTAGAGCTAGAAGCATAATGTTCAAATTGTACGACTTCAAGTGTCTTGATGGGCATATATTTGAAGCATTAGTCACTGAAGACCAACACACTATTAGGTGCGGAAAGTGCGGTTACAGTGCTAAAAGGATTATCTCTCCTATCAGGTCTAAACTTGATCCCATCAGTGGGGACTTTCCTGACGCTACTAGGCGTTGGGCTAAGGCTAGGCAGAGTCACATCCAATATGAGAAAAAGCAAAGTTCGTAGCTAGAACCCTTTTTTTAATCTCTCCACAATACTAAGGTACGGAGTTTAATAATGGCTAAAATAATTGAGCGTGAGGATGAGCAAGCGTCACAAGAAGACGTATTTGCTGAACAACAACAACCGGAAGTGGAAGAACAGGTAACTCCTAGCGAACCTGATATTCCTGACAAATACCAAGGTAAGTCTGCACAGGAACTTGTACAGATGCACCAAGAAGCTGAGAAGCTATTGGGGCGACAAAGTTCTGAGGTAGGTGAACTACGTAAGGTTGTCGATAACTACATCCAAGCACAACTCACACCGGCACCACAACAAGAAGAACAAGTCGAAGAAGTAGACTTCTTTACTGATCCTGAGAAGGCAGTAGCACAGGCTATCCAGAATCATCCTAAGATTAAGGAAGCTGAATCAGTAAGTCAACAGTACAAGATGCAAACTGCATTGTCTGCACTGAAGACTAACCACCCTGACATGGAGAGTATCCTAAAGGATACAAAGTTTGCAGAGTGGATTCAAGCATCCAAAATCAGGACGAAGCTGTTTGTAGCGGCAGACAAGCAGTACGACTACGAAGCTGCTGATGAGCTTTTCAATCTTTGGAAAGAACGTCAACAGATGATTGGTCAGGCTGCAACTGCTGAAAAGCAGAGTCGCAAGCAGGCAGTTAAGAACGCTAGTACAGGCAATGCCCGTGGTAGCTCTGAGTCAAGCCCTAAGAAGATCTATAGACGCGCAGACATTATTAAACTTATGAAAGAAGACCCACATAGGTATGCTGCTCTACAAGACGAAATAATGAGAGCGTATGCTGAAAAGAGGGTCAAATGATATATCTGAGGAGATATTAAATGACTGATTCTACATATCCCGCTACTGGGGGGTTTGTTGACAATACTAGCGCAGCAACCTTTATCCCAGAAATCTGGAGCGATGAAATTATCGCTGCATACCAAAAGAACCTTGTTCTAGCCAATCTTGTAAAGAAGATGTCAATGGCTGGCAAGAAAGGCGACACTATCCATGTACCTAAGCCTGTACGTGGCGATGCACACGCTAAAGCAGAGAACACTGCTGTAACTGTGCAGAACGCTACTGAAGGTGAAGTGCAGGTATCCATCAACAAGCACTTTGAATACTCACGCTTGATTGAGGATATTACTGATGTACAAGCCCTGTCTTCTTTGCGTCAGTTCTATACTGAAGATGCTGGTTATGCGCTGGCTAAGCAAGTTGACACCGACCTGCACTCTCTGGCTACAGGCTTGGGTAGCGCGGGTTCTACATCTTCCACCTACTTGAACAATGGCGGTACTTTCTTCGTAGATAACTCAAGCTCTAACGCTCTGACTACCTACGCTGCTGATACTGTAACGGCTTCAGATGTTTTTGTTGACTCTGCATTCCGTGCTATCATTCAGAAGCTGGACGATGAAGACGTACCAATGGACGGACGCAGCTTTGTTGTTCCTCCTTCAGTACGTAACACCATCATGGGTATTGACCGCTACGTTAGCTCTGACTTTGTAAACAACGGTCAGGTTACTAACGGCCAGATTGGTCAACTTTACGGTATTGACGTTTACGTTAGCACCAACTGCCCTGTAGTCGAAACTGCTGCTGATAACTCAGCTAGTTCAGTAGACTCTTTGGGCGCACTCTTGTTCCACCGTGATGCATTGGTCATGGCAGAGCAGATGGGTGTTCGTTCTCAAACTCAGTACAAGCAAGAGTTCCTCTCTAACTTGTTCACTTCAGACACTCTGTACGGCACCGCTGTACTTCGTCCTGAAGCTGGTTTGACTTTGGTTGTGCCTAAGTAACAACCGCTAAGCATGGGGCTGCTTCGGTGGCCCCTAGCTTTCTTTTTAAGGTGAGTATATGTGGCAAACACTGATTGGCCCTATAGCAAACATAGCTGGTACTTTCCTTAAAAATAAAGCTGCTGAAAAGCAAGCTGTCCATGAATCCAAGATGCGCCGTATTGATGCGGACGCTGATTGGGAAACTCAACAAGCCGCAGCATCTCAGTCCTCTTGGAAGGACGAGTGGTTTGCTATTATCCTAAGTTTACCGTTGATAGGTGCCTTTATACCGTCAATGGTTCCATACGTTGAGCAGGGGTTTATTGTCTTGTCTACAATGCCAGACTACTACAAAGCATTCCTTGGTGGCGCTATAGCTGCCAGCTTTGGTATCAAAACCTTGTCTAGCTGGGGTAGTAAATGAGAGTAGAAGACATTTTCTACGGCGACCCCTTTGAGTCAGAACTAGCTATGCCCCCCGGCTTCATGGGCGGTGTAGCTGTGCCTGAACCACAGCAACAACAAGCTCCCCAGAGCCAGCCGACTGCTTCCACTGATCTTTATAATGGGTTTTCTTCTCAAGGAGAACTTGACGAATTTAACGCTTGGTTTGATAGCTGGTTAGGAGAATCTCCTGAACCAGTGCCTGCTGTTGTAGAGCCTGAGAAAGTAGAAGTCCCTGCAATTTATAGTGGGCCTACTGAACTGCCTACTGCAAACCCATATCTTCCAGAGCCTGCTAAAGTAGAAGTCCCTGCAATTTATAGTGGGCCTACTTCAGAAGCTACTCAGGAAGAACAAGAAGAACAAGAAGAACAAGAAGAAGCCCAGATTGCAGACATAAGCACCCTAAATATTCCTACTCAGGAAGAAATTTTAGCGCTCTTTGCTGATCCTAGCTTTGGTGAATCTGTTGCAGAATCTATAGTTACCCCCACTGACCAATACGTTGAAGCAGCAGGCGCTTTCGACCCTATTTCAAACTCAGTAATCCCTGTAGATCAAGATAACCTTGCGGCTTGGCAGACAGCTAACCAAGTTACTTCCGCAAATAACAACACTTCATTAACAAATGAACAACTACAGCAGATTAAGACCTTTTCTGCTTTACAGCCTAAATATGTGCCTGTAGATACAGGAGAAGGGGGAGAAAGCCGCAGACAGCAACAACTAGCTCAAGCAAAACAAACTCCCGGCCCTATATACTCTAACTTTGAAGCATACGCTCTTGCAATGCAAGATCACAACGCGCAAGTTAAACAGTACGTTGAACAGGAAAACATACCTACTTCAACACAAGTAGGCGGTGAAACTTTATACTTAAATTTAGGACTTACTCCTGCTTATTACCAAGAACAGGAAGATGGGGGTAAGTTAAAAAACATACTACATTCTACGCAACGTAGTGGGAACACATATTACACTCAAACAGGAGAAGTAGGGCAATATGGAACGTCCGCTAAGGATGCTTTAGGGCCAGAAAAAACTTCTCCCCTAGAAGACGCTGCACCGTTTATAGCAGCGGCTTTAGCAGGGACAGCGGCTGCAAATTTACTAGGAACAGCAGGAGCTACAGGAGCAGCAGGAACAGCGACAACCCCTACAGCTGCTTCAGTAATTTCTGGGCCAGCAATGCCAGCAAGCGCATACGGAGTTAG